TTTTAGATTTAGATACTTTTCCACCTTTAGCCATGAAACCCATTTTGTTTCTAACTGCAGTTGGAAGTTTACCTAGAGATTTTTTCTTTTCTTTTGGAACTGGTTTTAACATTATTTTTTTCCTCCTAAGTGTTTTAATTCCGTAGCTTTAATTCCATATACAGCTCCAACGACTGCAACCCATAAAGAAATTATCCACCACGGCATTGTTTGTAATTTTTCAAAATATAAATCTAATTTTTGACCAATCTTTTCATCTTCTGCAAATACACTGTACGCTAATAAAAACAGAGGTGATGAGAGAATTAATAAAATGAATTCATCCTTCCAGTCGCCTTTTTGATTTTGAGCAATCTGTCCAGTGTACTCTATTTCTCCGCGTTTCATCTTTTCAGCATGCACGATTTGTGCCTCTGACATTATAATTTCAGATTTTTTCTTATTCTTATAAATTTCAGCACCTGTTTTAAGCGCAGTGCCTATAAGACTCCACGGAAACATAATTTAGTACCAAGTTGCTGTTTGTTTTTTAATGGTTTTAGTACCTTTAACAGTTACTTTTGGATTTTCTCCGGCTTTAGGTGTAGGAATAGCCTTTCCACCTTCAGGAGCTCCAACTTCCATTTGAGATTTCATCTCTTTTTTATTTTTTTTCATAGTTATTTCCTCTTCTTAGATAGTTTAGCCTCAGACAGTGCAATTGCAATAGCCTGTTTTGGGTTTTTTACCACTTTTTTTGATTTTCCGCTATGTAATTTTCCTTTTTTAAACTCTCTCATTACTTTAGCAACTTTTTTCTGACTTTTTTTCATTACATTCCACCTTTATTTTTTAATTCGTGCTGTAAAACAGTTTTAGTCAGTGAAGTACTAGCTCTTAATTCTGCTAAATCTTCATTTTGTTCTAATTTTTCATCTTGGTTAGATTGATTCATCATTGCTTTCATCTTATCCAAATTAATTCTCTCTTCATCTTGCTCTTTTCTTCTATTATTTTCTGCAGCTCTGATGTCAAGTTCTCTTGCTTTAAGTCTAGCAATAGGATCATTACCAAAATCACCATTAATTTTCTTTTCTTCTTGAATAAATTCATCCATCATCTCAGCAATTAACACTGCTTTTCTAGATTCAATCTTCATATTCAATTGCATAACCATTTGTTGCATTTGAGGATTCTGCATTGCTGCAGGATTTTGCTGCATTGCTTGTAATTGCATAATCTCTTTTGCAAATTCCATTTCAACTTGTTCCAAAGCCATTAAAGAAATATGTTCAAAAATATTTTTTTGTAAAGAACCATTAATCACAGGATTATTTTTTGCAATGTTAGTAGACATAAAATGTAAATGAGCTGTAATGTGGGCTCTATGGTCTTGACCTTTGAATGCTTGGAATGGAATACCACTTAATGAATCAATATGTTCTAAAGAAGGATCTTTAGGCATTGGTTGAGGTGGTTTCTTTAAAATTAAATCTACATTTTTAACACCTAATGCTTCATACATATTTCTATATGCTGCATATAAATTATGTAGTTGTGGGTTTGATTGTGCTAATTGTAATTCAGTTTGAGCCAAACTAATTCTTTGTGTTTGAGAAAATATATTAGGATCAGCAACTGGAACAATATCTACTTTATCATCAAAATCAGTTTGCTTAACCATTCTTTGTCCACCTACTACATCATATGGATATTCTTGAGGTAGGTATAATTTAAATACTCTTGATAATAATCTAAATTCATTTTTAAGTGCTGCATATAATCTTTTGTGAATCGCACTCATAGTTCTTGATCCACGTTCAAGCAATGCAACTGTCGTTCCCACTGCAGCTTGTTGATTTCCCTCACCTACTTGCATGTCAGCTATAGATGCGAAACGCTGACCAGCCTGTACGACGACACCCATAAGTTGAAGAAGTGTTGCGCTTGGCTCTTTAAACGGAAGTGTCATAAAAGCATCTCTTATGTTTCCACCAGGAGCATCTACATCCCTGAATTCACCAGGTTGTATAGATTGCGCATCATCTCTAATTCTGATTCCTCTTTGCTTAAATCCAGCAGGTAAGTTTGATAAAGTTCCAGCATCTAATAATGATCTTAATGCTGAAGTTGCAGTTCTAGATAATCCACCAATCATATGGATTAAACCAAAGCCATAAAAACCTAGGCCAGGTAAAAATTTAAAATGTACAAAGTAAGAAATCTTTTGTCTCTTTGGATCACCTACTTCATAGTTTCTTCTAATACTTAAAACTTCACGAGAGTTTGTTTCTATCGTTACAATATAAGGAAGTTTAATTCCAGTTGGTTCCCCTTCGGGCCCTCGATCTTCAAAACCCTCAAGATCTAAGTTAACATGACATTCAAGTAATGTGAAGACATCTTCATTACGACCTGTATGTCTAGTTCCTTCTAATTCACGTTCTTTTTTATCTAAGTCATCTTGTTGCATATAACCAGGAGTAAGTTCTATATCTCTATAGAATCCTGTGACTTGTTGTTTTCTTAATTCATTTTCAGAAATTTTTAATCGATGAATAATCGATTCCGCGTCATCTAATGAGGTAGCTGAGTACGGAACGATTAAATCATCTGCGGGAACAAACTTTGATACAGCTCTTCCCATTAACTCGTCGTAGTAAACTTTTTTAAAAGCTGATCCAGCTAAAGGTAAATAAAATAACATTTGATCAAATTCAGGTTCATATTCTTTCATCTGATCCATGATTTGATAATTCATAAATTCTTTAACACGATTTGCTTGAGCTTCTCTTTCAGGAGTTACTGCTCCAATAATTTGAGTTCTTACAGGTCCTTGAGCCGGGAGCAATTCTTTATAAGCCAACGCTTGGAATTGAGTAACCGCTTCTGCTAGAACAGGATGCGTGGCACCTGCAGCACCTTGAAATGGTTCTGTTCGCTCTTCATATTTAAATCCTAATAAATCTAAACCTTTAACATAGGCTTGTTCCCAATCTTGTCTTGAAGCTTTATAATCTGAATAATTATTAAATAATTCTGAACCAAGAGGCGCCAATATTTCCTCTGGTAGTAACTCTGCCAAATTGTCATAATGATTTTCTGATTGAGCCTGGTTGAAGGCTCCTGGTTCAAAATTAATTTCTACACCACCATCTTCTGTTGGTGTAATTTCAGTCTCACCTACATTAGGTAGGTCTTCTTGAATTTCTACATTCTCTTCGATGGCTGTTTCAGGACCTTCGATTTCAATTGATTTTCTAACTTCGTTTGGAAGTGCTTTGTCTATGTCTGCCATTAATTTTCTCCAATTTTACATCTTTAACAGTATTATAGTCAACATTCAAGCCCTGAGATTGTGGGCCTGATTTTGGTGGTATAGTCAAAGTTAATCTTTTAGGTTTTTTCATTTACCAATAATAAGTTCGTTTTTTTCTAGGTAGATCATTATCTTTATAGTCTTCTGGATGAATAATCAAGCCCCCTTGTCTAAATCTCATTAAAGCTTGTGTTGTACTATCTACTAAGTCATCATGATCTCCATATGGAAATGAAGCACACTCTTCAATAACTTCTTGAGCAAATTCTCTATCTTTAGGAGCCCAAATCATTCCAGACTCAAACATAGGTGCAACAGCATTTACTCTAGAATGTTTGTCATTACCTTTTGATGGAGAAAAATTTATTACTGGAATTCCCATTTGTCTAAGTTCATAAGTTAATGGAAGACCAGAAGCTTTAGCTTCAACTAAAACAGTTTCAGGTTGCCAATAATCATATTGTTCTTTTGCAACTCTTCTTAGTTCAGGAAACTCTAATCTTTCTTTTAATGCATCCAATAAAATTATGTGTTGTGGATCACCTTCATTTTCTTGAAAGATTCCCCAAGTTGTAATTGCAGAATAGTCAGCAGTTTCTTTTTTCATGAATGCTGTATCATAACTTTGAATAACATGTTGTAATGGTGGTAAATAATCTTTGTCCCAATCTTGCCACCATTCTCTTTTTAATAATGCACCTTCTTCTGCAGTTGGATTTTGCATATACTGTGCATTCCATTTTGCAATACCAGCTGATGCTTTTACTTTTTCTAATTCCTCTAACTTCCAATATTCTGGCCACACAGGTTTTCCTGAATCTAAGATTGCGGGAAACTCAATAACTTCCCATTGATCTGCTTTTGCTTCTTTAGCTCCAGCATTAACAAGTTGTGCTGTTAAATCTTTTGTAGACCATCTAGTCATAACAATTACAATTGCTCCACCAGGTTGCATACGTTGTCTAGGTCCTGATGTATACCATTCATATGCATTATCAAATGCAGTTTGAGAATTAACGTCTTGCTCTGAATGTGGATCGTCAATAATTAATAAATCAGCACCACGACCTGTTACAGCACCGGATACACCAACAGCAAAGTATTCACCTCCCCCATTTGTTTCCCAACGTCCTGCAGCTTTTGAATCTTCTCTTAATCTTGTTGTAAATAAATCTTGATATTCTTGTGAGTCAATTAATGTTTTAGCTTTTCTACCAAAACGAATTGCAAGTTCTGCTGTGTGAGTTGCTTGAATAATTTTTAAAT